GACCTCATTACTCGTGGTGCTCTTAAGGATGCATTTGACGGGTTCATGAAGAGTGACAAGTACCGCAATGTACAACTCGCTCACTCAAACATCCAAGTCGGTGAAGTCTTGGATTCTTACGTAGACAGCAATGGCCGAATGTGGAAGTCCGAATGTGACGACACTGGCATGTTTGTTGTTGTTCAACTCCGCAATGACATTGAGAAGGCTCGTGAAGTAGCCGCCGAGATTCGCAAGGGTAACCTTCGTGGATTCTCAATTGGAGGACAAGCATTCAAGCGAGTGCGAAAGTCTGACAACATCAAAGGCGACTACCAAGAGATTTCAAAGATGGAATTGCACGAAATTACTATTTGTGAGAAGGGTATTAACCCTGAAGCACAATTCAGTATATTAAAGGAGGACACAAATATGACAAGTGAAGTTGATTTGAACAGCGTTATGGAACGATTAGAAGCCCGACTTGATGCAATGGAGAAAGGAGAAATTCCTCCTCAACTCCGTGAGCACATCAAGGAAAAGAAAAAAGATGATGAGCCGGAAGATGATAAAATGGCGAACATGAAAGACGAAGAAAAAGAAGAGAAGAAGGATGACGACAAAATGGCGTACATGAAGGGTGAGGAATTTGGTGATGTTATTACATCCGAATACCTCAACTGGATGGAAGACACATTGAAGTCGGCTGGAGTCGATATTGGTAGTGCTCGTGCTCACTTTGACGACTTGGCTAAGGCTCAACTTGGTGGATTCGACAACCCTGATTCCGTCGATGGTGCTGACTACTTTGGTGGTCAAGTCCGTGGACGAGGACAAGAAAGTGGTTCTCCTTCTACTGGTGCTATCTCCGCACTTACAGCCGCAGGTGGTAAAGAACCTGCTGGTGCAATGGGAGCACCTTCAATCGCAAAGGGTTACCTCAATGAAGGCAACGTTTCCCAAGCCGACATCGAGAATGCATACGAAGTCTACAAGGCTGCATCCCTTGAGCAAAACTTCCGAAACAACTTGGAAGCAAACTTTTCCCAGCGACTTGCAAAGGAACTCGAAATCGAGAAGCAAGAAGCAGAACGAAGCACCTTTGATGCTCGTGGACCTCTTGAAGAAGTCCTCAAGTCAATTAGTGACCTCTCCGAGCGCATTGATAACTTGAGCACCGAGAGCCACACCATCGCAAAGTCTGCTTCCTCCGCAAATGTTGAAGTTCCTTCAACCCAAGACTTGGGTAACATGTCATGGGATGAGGTTCACAGCCTTGCAAACAAAACGTTGAGGGGAGCCTGAAATTAGGAGTTGAGAATATGGCAAGAGATTACATCAGAAGCATTACAGACATGGAACGATATTATTACGGCGCAGGTAACGCCATGGGTTACTCCTACTCCGGTAGCGAGTTGCTCAAGGCTGACGCACCTATGCTGTCTACGACCGCAGGTACATACCAAGCAATCTACGGACGCAAGGTTTGGAGCCAGTTGAACCAAGAGTTCAACGCTTTCTCCATCCTACCAAAGCGACCGTGGGAGCGCAGTGGATGGCGAGTCATCACCGAGCGACCTTCTTTCACAGTTGGCGGAGGTGTTGCTGAAAACGCTACACTACCTGACACCACCAAGCCTACCTTCCAGCACATTGCTGCAAAGCCAAAGACGATTGTCCACACATTCGACATGAGCGAAACCGCAATGTTCCTTGCTGACAAGGACGACGGACTTGGCGACATTCGAGCAATCCTCAAGGAAGAGATGGGTAAGCACCACGCTGAACACATCAACCGAATGATGACTGCTGACAAAGGAACTGTTGCAGGGAACGATTTCGAGTCCCTCGACCGTGTTACCACTGGTGCATCCGCCTCCACAAACGAGGACATTTACAGCATCGACCGAAGTGCAAACTCTTGGTCCCTCGCTGAACACAACGAGAACAGTGGTACAGACCGTGTGCTTTCCCTCGACCACCTTGACGACCTCTTCCAAAAGATTTGGACTCGTGGTGGTAACCCGAAGGTTATCCTTACTGGATATGACACACTCATGCGTCTACAGCAACTCCTCCAGTCGCAACAGCGATTCATGGAAGAGAAGCGTGTCACCCCTACCTACAACGGTGTAAAGGGTGTACCCGGTATCGAGGCAGGTTTCATCGTTGCAACATACAACGGTGTCCCAATCATTCCTTCCAAGGATGTACAAACTGACACCCTAAGTCGTATGTACTTCCTCGACACTGACTATCTTTACTTCTCCACTGCAATCCCAACGCAGTACTTTGAGTCCGGAATTGAAACTGGCGACCCATTCGCTATCAACCGTCTTGGACAAGAAGGTATGTACCGCACAATGGGAGAACTTTGGACTACTTTCTTTGGAGGTCACGGTTCCATTCGGGATTTGAAGTGAGGATAAAAAAATTACGGAGATGATGAAATATGGCAACAGAAACAAAGACAGAAAAAGGCTTGACAATATCGTTTGATGACGGTGACTTTAGTACTGGTACAGTATCGGTTCTTTTGGACCTCGACATGCGTACAGGAACTCCTGTTGATGAAACAGGTTGGTTGAGTGGTAACGCAGGTGGTTCATACCCCGGTTCCCTCACTGGTTTCACCGCACAAAACACTGATGGTAACGCTGTCGGCAGTATGCGAATGGTAACAATTGGATTTACACTTGCTGATGCGGCTGAACAAGTATTGGTTCTTACAGCAGGGGCTTCAAAACTCATTGGAGTACTTGGTACTACTTTTGCAGTAGCCGATAAGACCCTTTCCGCTACTTTCACAAACACTGGTTTGGCTCCAGCCGCTAAGACTGGCGGTTCAGACCCATCAATCGTTCTTCACGGTGAAGCGGCAGGTGCAGGTACAGTAACCGTAATCTTGCTCAATTGAGGTGAGATTCCTTGCCTACAGTAACCTACACTGGTCCGTTCTTTGAACGAAGACGCAGGGATTCACCTGAATCATGGATTCGTGAAAAATCTGTACCAGTAACCCAAGAGTGGCTCAATGAGTGGCGACATTCGCTTCCATTGAAACATTTTAGGATTGAAGGTGATGAAGGAGTAACCGTAGACGGTGGAAATGATGGTATTCCTGACTCTGGATGGAGTCGAAAGGATATACTCAATTGGCTGAATGAACAAAACGTTGATACACCAAGTGGGTACATGACCAAAACGAAGGCACTTGAACTCGTTGAGGCACATCTAAACCCGTCCGAGGAAGAGGAAGCAACAGAAGAAATTACAGGAGATGAAGAATAATGGCAGTAACAATTGACCCACGACCAACCGTTTTTGGCGACCGAGTTATAATCACTGGTAGTACCGATGGTGCAGAAGCAGTTGATTTGAGCGATTTGCTCGTTTCGATTGATGGCGCAATGGTAAACAATATCGGTGGTGCGGCTCCAGCCCCAACATCGGGAATCAACGGGGCTACACTCAATGTTGGTGCGGCTTGCACATTTGTAGCAATGGGTCGTCGCTCTTGAGGTGACGACACATGGCATCACTAACCAAGGTTGGTTCAAAGATTATTGGACCTCTTTCACCAAAAGAGTTCAGTGACTTGAGCACGTTGGAAACGACCATCGACACCGCTATTCAAGCGGTGAACGATGCGAGTGCAACTAACGCAGTGCTTGGTACTGAATGTATCACGGTGCTTGGAAACACGTTTATCGTTGTCCTCTACCAACTCGCTTGAGGTGAGTAGGTGGGCTTTGAAGTACGCAACATTGACTTAAGCGACATGGCTCGTGCCAACAAAGAGGGCGTACGCTTTGACGTGAGTAACGTAGCCGATAAGAAAGACAATCCCTTAGCAGGGGTAACGAGTGCTCAACGTAACCGTAATCGTCATATCGGTGATGTACTTAACATCGGAGCAGGGACACGTTGCACGC